ATATTTTAATTATAAAACATATATGAACGAGGTTTATAAAGTAAAAGAGACTGGTACTGGTGCTGATAAAATACTACCTAAAGATGATACTTTTAACCCACCTGAAGATGTAGATGGATTTTCAAAACTACACAGATCAATTGAATGTTTATACGAAGGTGCTTTAATACTAGGTACTGATAAATTACTTAAGTGGGAAATGGCTAAAAACATGATGAGGCCTAAAAGTGATTTTACTAAAGTAAAAATGAATTATGCTATTGTAGCACCGCGTATGTATAAAGGCCGTATAGAATCTTTAGTAAAACGTATCACTGGTTTTGCTGATATGATACAGCTTACACATTTAAAGCTACAACAAGTATTATCGCGTCTAGTTCCAGATGGTGTTTATTTAGATGCTGATGGACTTGCTGAAATAGATTTAGGTAATGGTACAAACTACAACCCACAAGAAGCTTTAAATATGTTCTTTCAAACAGGTTCTGTAATTGGTAGATCAATGACTGCTGATGGAGATATGAACCCTGGTAAAGTGCCAATACAAGAAATACAATCAGGTTCAGGCGGGCAAAAAATGCAAAGCTTAATTCAAACATACAACTACTACATGCAAATGATCAGAGATACTACTGGTCTTAATGAAGCTAGAGATGGTAGTATGCCAGATAAAAACGCTTTAGTTGGGGTGCAAAAATTAGCTGCTGCTAATTCTAACACGGCAACAAGACATATATTGCAAGCTGGTTTGTTTTTAACTTCTGAGGTTGCACAGTGTTTATCACTTAGAATATCTGATATATTAGAGTATTCACCAACTGCAGAGGCTTTTATACAGCAGGTTGGTGCTCATAATGTTGCAACGTTAGAAGAAATAAAAGAATTACATTTATATGACTTTGGTATATTTATAGAGTTAATGCCCGATGAAGAAGAGAGACAAATGTTAGAAAATAATATTCAAATGGCGTTGCAGCAAAAATTAATAGAACTTGCTGATGCTATTGATCTTAGAGAGATTAAAAATATTAAACTAGCTAATCAGCTTTTAAAAATACGCAGAGAAAAGAAAATAGAAAAAGACCAAAAGTTGCAAGAAAGAAATATGCAGATGCAATCGCAAACAAACCAACAAGCTGCACAGGCAAAATCACAAGCTGATATGCAAGCTAACCAGCAAAAAGTTCAAGGTGAAATACAGCTAGAACAAACAAAAGCAGAGTTAAAAATCCAACAACTTCAGCAAGAGTTACAGATGAAAAAAGAATTAATGGCGGCAGAGTTTGAATACAACATGCAACTACGTCAAATGGAAGCTGAGGCAGTTGATAAAAAAGAAAATCAAAAAGAAAATCGTAAAGACGAAAGAACCAAAATTCAAGCTACACAACAAAGTGAACTTATAGACCAAAGAAATAATGGTAAAGCACCTAAAAACTTTGAGTCTGCAGGTAATGATAATATAGGTGGCGCCTTGAATATGGTTGACAGTATGTAACAAATTATTAATTATTATTATATTATATTATGGAAGAAAACGTAGAAAACGTAGTTGAAGAAACTACACCTGAAACTGTAGAAACAGTTGAAGAAAATAAACCACAAGTTAACGAAGAAGGTGATAGAGTTGTTAACTTAAGTAAACCAATAGAAAATGAAACTAAAGAAGATAACCCTGTCGACGAGGGAGTGGCTAGAGTCAATGAAAATGCCGATGCCACAGAAAAACAAGAAGAAGTACAACCGGAAGAACAAGCACAAGAAGACACTCCAGTATTAGAAGAAGTTACTGAAGAAGAAGTTAAAGAGCAAGTAGAAGATTTAGCTGAACAAGCTCAAGAAGCTATGTTAGAGTCTGCTGAAACTGGAAAAGCAATACCTGAAAATTTACAAAAAGTTGTAGATTTTATGGATGAAACCGGTGGTACATTAGAAGATTACGTACGTCTTAACCAAGATTTTTCTAGTTATGATGATATGACAGTACTTAGAGAGTACTATAAACAAACAAAATCTCATTTAACATCAGAAGAAGTGGAGTTTTTAATTGATGACTCGTTTTCGTATGACGAAGAAGTTGATGAAGAAAGAGATATTAAAAAGAAAAAAATAGCGTTAAAAGAGCAAGTTGCCAACGCTAAAAGCCACTTAGACGGGCAAAAGTCTAAATACTATGAAGAAATTAAAGCTGGAAGCAAACTCACTAGTGAGCAGCAAAAAGCTATAAATTTCTTTAATAGATATAACAAAGAGTCAGAAGAGACTAAAAAAATAGCGGAAAAACAAACTAATACTTTTAAATTAAAAACTCAACAAGTTTTTAACGATAAATTCAAAGGTTTTGAATATAACGTCGGAGATAAAAAATATAGGTTTAACGTGAAGAACGCTAATGAGATTAAAGAAACTCAAGGTGATATTAATAATTTTGTCAAGAAGTTCTTGAATGAAAATAATGAAATGTCAGATGCCAAAGGTTATCATAAATCTTTATTTACAGCAATGAATCCCGACGCTATTGCTAATCACTTTTATGAACAAGGAAAAGCTGATGCTATGAAAGATAGTGTTGCCAAGGCTAAAAACGTAAGTATGAATCCAAGGCAATCATTTTCTAACGATAACACAAGTGGTCCTAGAGTAAGAGCGCTTAGCGATGATTCTCCTAGCTTTAAGTTTAAAATTAAAAATAAATAAATAAATTTAAAATTACAAAATTATGGCAATATCAAATCCTGGCCCAGGTCACTCGGGCACGTCGGGTAGTTTAAATAGTGTTCCAGCATCTGCTAAGGCAACATTATCTTCAAACTACATCGATTTTACAAGCTCAGCAACTAAAGGTTGGGCACAACAATATTTACCAGATCTTATGGAAAAAGAAGCTGAGGTTTTTGGAAACAGAACTATTTCAGGTTTTCTTGCACAAGTAGGAGCTGAAGAGGCTATGACTTCTGACCAAGTAGTTTGGTCTGAACAAGGTAGACTACATTTATCGTACACAGGTACTATTAACAATACTAACGGTGAATTTACAGTGTCAAAAGATATTGACGGAAACACGGTTGCTTCTGGTGAGCATGGTATTCGTATTAATGACATGTGTATCGTTGCTACTGCAGAAGGTACTATTAAGTGTTTATGTACAGCTGTAACAGCTACAATTGCAACTTTACTTCCTTATGAGCAAGCAAATATAGATGATGCTACTGCTTTTGGAACTGGAACTAGTGAAGATGCTACAGTACTAGTTATAGGTTCTGAGTTTGGTAAAGGTAAGCAGGGTCAAGGAGCTTCTGCTTCTACAACTGCTGGTTTTGGAAACGTTGAACCTTCTTTTAAATCTTTTACTAATAAACCAATAATCATGAAAGATTATTACGAAGTTTCAGGATCTGATACTTCTGCTGTTGGTTGGGTTGAAATTACTGGTGAAGAAGGACAAAACGGTTACCTATGGTATTTAAAAGCTGAAGGTGATACTAGAGCTCGTTTCACTGATTATTTAGAAATGACTATGTTAGAAGCTGTTTTAGGTGTTCCTGGAAACTCTACTGCAGAAGGTACTATTGGAACTGCTGGTGATACTTTTGGTTCTGAAGGTCTTTTTGCTGCTATTGAAACTAGAGGTAATGTTACTACTGGTGTTACTGGTATTAATGCCGCTACTGATTTAGCTGAGTTTGACGCTATCTTAGCTGAGTTTGACAAGCAAGGTGCTATTGAAGAAAACATGATGTTTGTTAACAGATCTACTAGCTTAGCTATGGACGATATGTTAGCTTCAATGAATTCTTATGGGGCTGGTGGTACATCTTATGGTGTATTTAACAACTCTGAAGATATGGCATTAAACTTAGGTTTCTCTGGTTTCAGAAGAGGTTCTTATGACTTCTACAAATCTGACTTCAGATACTTAAATGATTTAGCTACAAGAGGTAGTATAAACTCTAGAGATGCTGTAGCTCCAATTAGAGGGGTTATTATTCCTGCTGGAGTATCTACTGTTTACGATCAATCTTTAGGTAAAAACTTGAAAAGACCTTTCTTACACGTAAGATATAGAGCTTCTCAAACAGAATCAAGAAAAATGAAAACTTGGGTTACTGGATCAGTTGGGGCTGTTACTTCTGACTTAGATGCAATGCAAGTTCATTATTTATCTGAAAGATGTCTAGTTACACAAGGTGCTAACAATTTCATGTTAATGAAATAAGCACTGTTTATTATAAAGAACCGGGGCTTCGGCCTCGGTCCTTTTATTTATTAATTTTATTATATATTATATTATGGCAAAAAAACAAAAAAC